AAAAATTTATTGAAGTTTCTAAAAGTTTCGGCTTCGATGATGAATTTATATTTGAAAGACAACAAGCTAATGGCATGACTCCACACGAAGAATGGCAGGAAAGATACAGTAGTTATACCAATCTACTGAACTATGTTAGAGAGAGACATGCGAGTGAATATAAACATGCGTATCAAAACAGTTACCACCCAATTTATGGATGGAGAAAAAAAGAAATTAATGTGTAACCTTTTCCAGGGTTGCATCGTCTAAGTAAGTAAGTAATAACAAGGGAGATAATATGCCGAAGTATGAGAGCAGAGCAACAAGACTAAGTAATGCCATGGACTTAACAACAAACATTGACGAAGTCAATAACCTTAGGGAGGAGTTAGAACAATGGCTCGACAACATGCCTGAAAATTTACAGGCAAGTGAGAAAGCTATGCAACTAGAGGAAGCTATACAAAACTTAGAAGAGATTGCAGACGAGTTAGAAAACATGCAGGAACTACAACACAACGTAGAATTTCCTGGGATGTTCTAGTGGTAGATAGAAGTTTCATAGATAGGAGATTCGAATTGCTGAAAGACGCAGTGTCACAATCAGATATGTGGGAGGTAAACAATCCAAGAGTAATGAAGATACTGACACTAAGCATGGAGATGATTGAGGATGACGAGCTGTTCAACGAGGAACAGATAGAGCAAATATTCTACATACTTCTAGCAGTCGTAAAGCTATGGGGAAAACCTACAACTAATGTGTAACCAAATGCACCAGGAGAGAGTCTAAGTTATGTGGTTCGATGATGAGATATTGGACGACTTAGACGACGAGTTAACAAAGGAGAATATGATAAAGAAATACAAGTACAAGATAGACGGAGAGCTAACTGTCATGGCTACTACTAAGAAAGAAGCAGACGAGAAGCTCATTACCTTTATGAAACATAGCCCAACGTATGTATCAGAGGCAACGTTTATACATAGCGAAGAGATAGTAGACGGTAAGTTTACACAAGTACAGGAGGAAGAATGAATAGAAGTCAAAGACGTAGACTAGCTTCTAATAAAAAAGGTGGGACACAAATGAACCACCCAACATTCGGACTTAAGTTACATGCAGAACAATTAGATAGACAAAGGGTTACGAAACTAAATACAAAGGAGGAAGAATAATGGCTATGAAAATTGAAAGACTAACAATAGATATAATTACTGAAGATTGTGGAGAAACTTATTCGGCACTTGACCACATACACGAATGGGTACAAGAGAATGGATTAGGACAACACATAATCACAAGTGATACTATTACTTTAAAATTACAGGAGGAAGAATAATGGCTAACTTATTTAAAGGACATGTTGATTCTTACGAGCTGTTGGATTTTTTATCTGATAGATTGCAAGACGAGTTAAACAGAATCAATGTAGAAAAGCGACGAGGCATAAAGTCCTGGAGTGATGCAAGGTATACAAGATATGATGAGCAAAGATACATGCTAAAACAACATCATAAATATCTACAATCTCTATACAAGGAGCTAGAGAAAGGCGACATGATAGAAGATATAGCAAGAGATAACTTCGCAGTTTTAGATGAGCCACCGTTCTAATGCCGACTAAAACATATTGGATTATGTTTAACAACAAAGACTACAAGGAAAATCCTAACTTAGTTATCGACATGTTAACTGACGCAAGGATAGAAGAGATACAAGAGGAGGAAGAATGATTGTGAAATCGTTTAGAAATACAAGAGTACCCTGGCATATTAAGTATAAGAAAGATTTAATTGCCTGGGCATTAGTTAGATTCAGAGATGAAGAACCGATAAGCAATGGAGAATTTGTCTATGAGTTACGATGTACTAGATTCGGTGGACTACTGCACGACCTAAGAAAAGAGGGTTATGACATAGCTACTGTACGTGCAAAACAAAAGGGACACTACATTTATTACTTGTTGTCAATGCCTGACGAAGAAACAAGTAACAACTTGAAGTTAGTTTAACAATGATAGTTGTCAATATTTGTAAATGTGTAGTAACATTATGAGTATGATGTATGTAGTTACGGCTATAGATATATACAATAGTGAAGAACGTAAGTGGGAGTTCGACAATCTTGTTGACGCTAACAGGAAAGTCAGAGAACTGAAAGACCAACCGAGCAGATATGTGGTCAAGTTCACAACAAGTTCTACTGTTGTTGTCTAGATAACAAAACAATACAGGATAAGGAGAATCATGGCTAATTTATTTGGCGAACCTAACTATCTAAAAAAGTGGGCTATTGAATTAGCCAACGCATGTGGTGGTCAAACAGTAGAGAAGACATTAGTAATAAAAGAAACTAATGTAAGTAAAGTAGATGAACTTATAGAACAGTTTGTCAAAGACCATAATGATATGGTTATACAAATACACGAAGTAGAAAAAGCAATGGAGGAAGAATGAGCGAAATGACAGTAGAAGATTTAGTTGCAGAACTAATGGCACTTAAGATAGAAGACAAGCAAGTGTTTACAGGTAACGTCATACGAGTAGACAATAAGATTATACTTACAGGAATGACTGCGACTGTACCTGTAGTTGTACAAACACTTGAAGTTGATGAAGACGGAGAGTTAGTAAGAGCGAGAAATGAAAAGGGACAATACCAGGCAGACAATCCTGACACCGTGGAGAACGAGGCGTTCAAGGAAGAAGAGTAGTATGGAGATACAATGGGTTGTGTTGATAGTTATTATGACTGTATTGTTAACAGGTATATGTATAACAGTAGTACAAATACTTAGAGATGTGTTCATAGGTTTTGGTATTACCTTAACAGAGCTAAGAAAAATAAAGCTGCAAGAACTTAACAGTATAGATGAATTAAAAAATACATTATCAAGTACACGTTATAGAATTATTGATTTAAAAAATAATGAAGAGGTAGAGTGGAACGTTAGTGATGGAGACATTGGAGATTGGTTAAACAGTGATGACTAATAAAAGACAAAGCAATGAAGTGGGACTAGAACTATTATCTTTTAATAAACTATTAATGGATAGTAAAAAGGATGAGCTTAATAAATTGTCACAAGTCAGGACTAAACTAATAAATGATTCTGTTGCTGAGGGTTGGAGCGTAATACAAATAAGCAAAGCAACGGAACTAAGTAGGCAACGTGTCTACAAGATACTTAACGAGGGAGAATAAATGGCTAAATATAATAAAGATGATTATGAAGTAGTAGAGGTAAGACTAAAAAAGTTTTGGAAGGATTACCCTGATGGACGTGTGTTTACAGAGGTTGTAAAAACAAGTGATGACGGCACTATGGTAATTGTTAAAGCAATGGTCTATCTAAATAGGGAAGATGTAAACCCTGTATCAACAGGTCTTGCACAAGAAACTAAAGGTCAAGGTGGATTTGCAAACGCAGATGCTTGGATGGAAAATTGCGAAACATCAGCTATCGGTAGAGCATTAGCTAATTGGAAGTATCAAGGTAGTACTAAAAAGAGACCGTCACAAGAAGAGATGAGTAAGGTACAACCAATACAGAAGACAGGCAGAGTTAAAGACATTGTCATAGAACAAGAAGATGCTGCACTTAAGAAAGCTAAGCAAGACTTTTCTAAAGACATAGGAGCTGATGAACAATCTGTTGCTGACCAAATATCAGATATCATTAAAGACATGTGTCCTGATGCAAAGCTAAGAAAACAAATTAAAGATTCTGCTTGGCAACAATCAATGGAAGACAACCTGCCTAAAGAGATAGAGGATTGGTCTGACGGAGATATGAAAACTTTCTTAGGTCATTTCGGTACGCTTATGCAAGATGACAAGGCTATGTTAGACAGCATGACTACTGATATAAGTGATACACAAATGCAATGTCCTGACTGTCAAAAGTTTGAATGGATTAAGGACAACAGAGAAACAAAAGCAACTAATGAGAAAGCTAAAAACATACCTGACTTTACTTGTGACAACTATGGTGCAGACAAAGATGGTTGTGGTAAAGGTTGGTACATAGGTAGCAAAGACTTTCCATTTGATAAATGGCTTTAGAAGAAATAGGTAGCAGCGAATCAATCAACAAGTTACTAGATAGAATAAAAAAAAGATACCCTACTTATAACTTTGATATTCCTGCTGAACCTGACCGTACACACAAAGCACCTTACTTGTGCAAAGATAATAAAGATACCTACTACGACAATGAGGGTAATGTCTTTTGTGCTACAAGGTATAAACTTGTAGATGAATACAACCCACATGCCTGGACATGGGCAACATGTCATGCACTTGTAAGTACTTTAGATGAACAGAAAGTATATAAAGATTTACAAGATGAGGCACCTTTCTAATGGGGTACACACCACTGCCTGAATGTGTAACGATACGAGTATCAGATATAGATGGGTTAGGTTTGTTTTGTGTTACTGCTATCGAGCAAGGATATAGCTTAGGCATATCACATGTACATGATACAAGATTTCCTAATAGATTTATTCGCACACCACTCGGAGGTTTTGTTAATCATAATGACGAACCGAACTGCAGAACTGTTGACATACAAGGATACAAATACTTAACGGAACTAAAAAATATAGAACCAGGGGAAGAACTAACTCTTAAATACAGTATGTATAATTTAGACCTTGTTAACTAAAACCCTATAAACATTGAGCATCTATCCCTTTGAGGTTGCCCTCAGACAAGAGACAATATAGTAGTGGCACTATGTACCACACAAACTACAAGATTTTTAAGTTATCCCAACCTTTATTGCTGACAGTAAACGATAAGACACCTGGGTGTGACCAGTTACCTGTCCTTGCAGTAAAGTCTATGCTCTTATCTAATGAAGGACACTGAAACCAAGTTCTATCTCCTTGCTGCTTACTACGAAAGTGATGATAGTGACCTGTTACAAGAATCTCTGCGTCTCCCGATGGTAAGAAACCATACATCTGTCCTTTCCACCACGATTCTATCTTAGCTTCAGCGTTACCACCACCTGTTGACATATGTCCATGTGTCATAGCAACAGTCTTACCTTTGACGGTAATGTTCTGATGAAATCCTTCAGGTATGTTTACTTCTACGTGTCCATATCTATCAGGATTAGCAGACATAATCTCTTTGCATATTTCCATGTGCATAGTGTCTGAGTTATCTAAACGTGTAGTTGTAACCTGACCCTTGCCTGACCTGGAGGTCTCGCCATGATTACCTGGTACTCCACACAATACAATACGTTTAGCTAATGGTAAGAATGTATCTATTGTTTTCATCATCATACTTCTAGCTAGTGCGTACTGTTCTATTAGTGTCAGCTCTATATTGAATGGTTGAGAATCATAGAATCCATAGCAGTTTTCTGTAAGGTCTCCAACACCTGCTATATATATCTCATCTATTTGTACGTTAGTTTTACGTAGTTCTTTAATTCTTTGTACTGCATCTTGTAAAGCTACATCATATCTCTTGACTGTATTCTCTACACCGTAATCTTTTTTACCTAGTTGCCAGTCACTCATAAAGAACATAAACGCTGTGTCTCCACCCTTGTCGTACTTATTTATGGGTACTTTTCTTTTTGCAGCACTCAGTAATTGCTTAAAGTATTTGTCGTGACCTGGTTTTTTCTTGCGAACAATACCTTTAAACGCATAGAATGTCTCGACTTGTCCACCTTTTAGCTGTGTATTCCAACTAGATGCACGAACTTGCCCATCTATTTCATATAAGTTTGGGTCAAAGCCCCACTCTTTTAGTATGTCATCATACTTTGATTGATAGTTGGGGTCGTTTCCTACGTGTGTGATTTCTCCAAGACCAGTGACATTATCTATCTCATAGCCTGGCATCCATCCTGCTTTGTAAAAGTTATTACCTAACTCTTCAGAGGATAGCTTTTTTTTCTTTGGCATAAAACCTCCTTTAGCCCTGTTACCAACAGTCTATAGAGGTTTACTTAGAAATCGTGTATTTAATTAAATTATTTGCTGACTGATTGTGAGTTACCACCAATTTGTTTTTTGGCGTAAGTCTTAATTACAGCTAAAGCTGCACCACCACCTGCAAGAGCAGCCAACTGAAGTACTTCAGCGTCTACACCTACCAATGGAGCTACTGTTAAAGCACCGATGAACGCTTCTACGAAGGTCCAACTTGTTCTCTCTAACATATCTTTAAGTTCTGCACTCATTTATAATCTCCTAGTTTATTAATCTACCTTTAATCATAGCATTAGTCTTGATGACATTACCGTTTATCTCTTGCAATTTATCATATACAGACTCAGCTAATATCAAATGGTCTTTAGCTTTGTTATCCAATGGTTTATTTTCTAATAGATTGTTTATTGTATTGTATTTAATAGTAACTTTCTTACCTTGTAGTAATTGATTAGCCACCTTTGCATACATTTTCTTGTACGCTACGGCACTTGAACCTATAAATCCGTCAGCAGATATGTCTAAGTCCTGTTGACTTTCTCCAACAATGAGACACCCACTGGTATGCTCATCTGTGTTGCCAGTGTGTATCAGTATGTAAGTAAAATTAGGTACGTTTTGTATGTGCAACATGCCATAATGTGCGTTCTTGTATCTCTCTGTATACTTAGCATGAAACCCACCAGTCTTTCTAAACTGTACATCGTATGTACCCTCAGGTATGCAGGTCTCGTGCATTACTTTGACTGCTTGATACTGGTCTTCTAATGTATAACATTCAAATAGACCATCTATAAATAGCATACCGTTGGTAGCATCCTTGCCGAACTGTGTTCTAATAACATCTAGTTGCATCATTAATCCTTTCTAAAACTAATAGTAAGTAACCATACAGCTAATGTTATTAACGTAGCTAACCCTGTTACTTGTTGTGCAGAACCTGTCAAGGTAAGTGTTGCAATAACTAAACCAACCAAAGTCCAACTAAGGTTTAATGTTTCTTTAATTGCTGCGATAAACCAAGCCCATAGCTTTTTAATCATCAACTTCTCCTAAACATGAAAGCTGCCATACTAGCTATTCTAGTCAGAATAACTGGCACTACAACCTCTTGAGCTTTTTCCTTCTGGTCTTGAGTCATGTCATCTCCTATGTTTGCAACAGTTATGTCTCCTAAATTATTAAAATCTACGAATGTCTCTATAGGATTTTCTATAAACGATTCATAAGATACCTCTGTCACAACGTCAGCTAGTGTGTAATTCTCTACGTCAGCGTTCTCCACGGCTCTCTCAACGTACTCTTCTACTGCCTCAGCTATAACCTCGTCCTCTTTAACAGACTCAGCTATTATCTCTACGTCTTCTGCCTCTACCTGGAGTACCTCAGCTACAACTTCTACTTGTTCTTCTGTAAGTTCAGCTACATCTTCAATAGCTTCCTCAACTACAGCCTGTATAACTTCTTGTACTTCTTCTGATGCCTGGTCTAAGTTCTGTACACCAATATCATTAACTTCTTCTAAAACTTCTGATGCTTCTTCGTTGGTAAGCTCTTCGACATACTCTTGTATTGCTTCTTCTTTAGCTTCTTCATACTCTACTAACTCCTCTTCTGTAAACTCTTCTATCTCTTCTTCTGTTGCTATCTCTATCTCGATAACAATAACTTCTTCTATCTCTGCAACTTCAACAGCTACTTCCTCTTCCGTAAGTTCTACTTTCTCCTCAACATCTTCCTGTATTGACTCATCCAAAATCTTCTCTGCTTGAATTGCATCTTCTCTTTTAGAGTCATCTCCATGTATCTCTTCGTCCAACTCATCTTGTACCTCCAGTAAGTCTTCTTGTATCTCCTCCTCTGTAGGTGGGAACAAGTCGTTTTCTATATATATATCT